ACCCCCCATTTGCGCTGGCCCCCCCCTCCCAAAGACGCCCCTTAGGAACCGGCAGATTCTGCCGGTCGGATTTCCCTTGACTCCTACCCCCAGCGCGATGTATAGTGTAGGCAGAAGGAGCACCCGCATGACGCCTGCCGAGTGGATTGCCCTGGCCGGGTTCCTGGTCTGGTTCGGTGAGCGCGTTGCCAGCTGGACGCACAAGAAGGAAGTCGTGAAACGCCTGAAGAAACTGAACGGCGACAGTGACGACCCGCCTCCGTCGCTGAGCGACCTCAAGTGAGAATCACCGCAAAAGACACCGCGCTGACCAAGCGCGCCAATCGCGAGCACCTGCGTGCCCAGGTCGTCGAGATGATCGCGCGTGGTGGCAGCATCCCGGTCATCGCCGAGGCGTTCCAGATCCCGGTGTCCAAGGTCTACCGGATCATCCAGGCCGTCAACCAGGCCAACGCCAGGAGCGTCAAGACCAGCGACCCGCTGAAGGTCGTTGGCGAGGCCGTTGCCGGCTATTTGCAGATTGCCAGGGAAGCATACCAGAATTACGCCCAGGCCCAGAACGCGAACGTCAAGGCCATGTGGCTGCGGCTGGCGCTGAACGCCCGCGACAGCCTGAACGACCTGCGTTCCCGCGTCGGCCTGATCCCGACCGTCACCCAGCAGATCAACCTGACCGCGCAGCTCGAAGTCGAGTGGTACGGCGACAAGGACGTGAGCGCGGCTGAGTTGATGTCGGAGCTACGCGGTGTTGGCAACCTCACGAACTAATCGGGGTCCCACTTTGGGTTCCCGATGAGAAAATCTTTCTGTCCCTACGGTGGCGCCCGTGAGCTGTGGCGGGCCTCTGACCGTTTGATTTTGTATGATGGTGTGGCAGGTTGTGGGAAGTCCAGGGTCATCGTGCAGAAGACGCATTGCCTTGCTGCGCTCTACCCGGGCTTCCGTGCGCTCTGGCTGCGTGAGACGCGCAAGAGCCTGAACGAGTCCATCCTGGAGATCTACGAGAACCAGGTGCTGCCGAATCCGCGCCTGGTGACCAACCTCCCGATCAACAGGACGCAGCGGAACTACTACAGCTACCGCAACGGCAGCCGCATCGTCTTGGGTTCTGCCGACGACATCACCAAGGTCATGTCGGCGCAGTACGACTTCATCGCGGCCTTCGAGGCGACCGAGATCGAGGAGGACCTGTGGCAGAACCTGGACAGTCGTCTGCGCAACGAACACGGCCCGTACCACCAGCTGGTCGGCGATTGCAATCCGTCTTCGCCGGTGCACTGGCTGAAGCGTTTGGCCGACTCCGGCAAGATACGCCGCATCCAGGGAAAGTTCACCGACAATCCATCTTTGTCTGCCGAGTACATCCAGGCGCTGAGCAATCTCAGAGGGTTCAAGCGCAAGCGTTTGTTCGACGGCCTGTGGTGCGCGGCTGAGGGTCTGGTCTTCGATCTTGAGTCCTGCATCATCCCGCACCAGGACCCGCCGCAGGGCGAGGTCTACGGTGGCCGCGACTTCGGCTGGGAGAACCCATCCGCCTGTGTCGTGGGCACGGTCTACAAGGACCAGCACGGCAAGGACGTGCTCTACATCCACAAGGCCGAGCAGAAGGCGCACGTTCCCAATGACGTATGGGCGGCCAAGATGCAAGTTCTTGCAGGACCGGACTGCGTGTGGTTCTGCGACCCAAGCAATCCCGAGGGCATCCGCGAGTTGAACAAGGCTGGCCTGCGCACCAACGAGGCGATCAACAGCATCTTGTTCGGCATCGACCAGGTGAACAGTTTGATCGAGGGCGAGCGCCTGTTCATCAGCGACCAGTGCACCGAGCTGATCGAGGCGTGCAGCGGCTACATCTACGACGAGGCTGGCATCAAGCCCGAAAAAGAGAACGACCACTTGCCCGACGCCTTCCGCTACCTGGTGGCCAGCGTCGTGAGCCGCAACTTGATGGAGGTGCCCATTGCCACGTACGCTGCCTGAGCCTGCCAGCAAGCCGGCTGCGAGGCTGCGCAGCAAGCCTCCCGTGCCTGTGCAGGACGGGCGCATCCCTGGCCGCGGGTACATCGACAAAAATGGTGTTGCGCATCCCTGGGTCTGCGACGAGAATCCTCGCATGTGGCTCGGGCAGAATGAAGACGAGGACTGAGATGGCCAAGACCACCTACGTCGTCCAAGCGGCCACGCGTTCGGTGTGGGCCGACCTGCTTCAGGTGACGCCCACGCCTTCCGACGCTGCGATGCTGCGTGAGTACCGTGGCATTGCTGGCGCCTGTGCCCAGCTGAACGCCAACGGCGTGGCTGACACGCCCTTCACCCTGAACCATGGCGAAGACAACGAAGCGCCCGAGGTCAGCAGCCACCCGTTCCTTGAGACCTTGAAGAAGCCCAACCCGTTCATGGGTCCGAAGGCAATGCTGAAGTACACGCAGCTTTGCCTGGAAATGACGGGCAAAGCCTTCTGGAAGATCGTTCCGGGCGTTCTCACTCCGGTCGTCGAGATCTACCCGTTGCAGCCGCACCTGGTCAGTCCCGACCTGGGCGTCAACAACCAGATCACAGGCTGGAAGTACGACAAAGAGAATCTCAGCCTTGACCAGATGGTGCAGTTCTTCTGTGCCGACCCCATGAACCCGTACGGGTCTGGCAAAGGCCCCGCCGAACTTGCCTGGAGCGAAATCGTGCTGATGAACAGCGACGTTGGCATGATGACCGCCTTGATGCAGAACGGTGGCGCTCCCAGCCACGTACTGAGCCCGAAGGACCAGCAGGGCGTTGTTTCCCCCACAGTATTGGCGAGACTCCAAGCCGCCTGGCAGACCTTCAGGGGCAGGGGCGCCAATCGCCTGATGATTCCGGAGATCCCGGTTGATCTTCAGTCACTGGCCCAGACGTCCAAGGAGTTCGAGGGCAGCGCCCGCTACGATCAGCTCAAGTCAACCATCCTGGCCTGCTTCAACATCCCGAACGCGCTGTTCGAGTCCGCCGGGTCACGGGCCGAACTGGACGCTGCCATGGTGCAGTGGTCCCGTCTGGCTATTGACCCCCGGACCACGATGCTGGAGGACGTGATCAACCGGCGCATCATGCCCTTGTTCGGCGAGGGCGTCAACCTGTTCTTCGAGAGCAACCTGGAGGAGGACGCTGACGAGGCCGCGATGGCTGAGCAGGGTCTGCCCACTGGTGGCCCGAACCCGAGCGCGGGCACGCGCATGAACCCGAGGGAGGAAGCGGCATGAGCTCCAACCTGATAATCCTACGCTCCGATCCGGCCATCGAAGTGCTCCGCGCCGAACACGCTGACATCAGCACGGTCAGCACCGAGGCGCTGGGGTCCGACGGCATGATCGTCCTGAACAGCGGGCTGAGCTGGGAGCGGTTCTACGAGGACGGCAGTCCCGTTCACCTGGAGCATCGCTCTGTCCGCGTGGGCCGCGCTCTCTGGGTGAAGACCAAGGACGGGAAGATCACCGCCAAGACCAGCTACGACCGGGCTCCGCAGGCATGGCCGACCGACAAGCCCTGGCTGGGTGACACGGTGTTTGACGCCGTCTGCCGTGGCCACCTGCCCGGCAAGAGCGTTACCCTTCTCCGTGAGTCGGAGCGCAAGCCCACCGAGGCTGAGGCCAAGCTGGGCGCCACCACGGTCATCGACCGCGCCACCGTCTTGGAGTACTCGGTGTGCGCCGCGCCCGTCAACCCCGAGGCCATCGTGGAAGAGATTCAGCGGGCCATGAAGGTCCCTGACAACAACGAACTTGAAGAACTCGCAGCTTCGATTGAACTTGCGTTCAAGGAGCTGATCGCTGGAGGCAGTAGGGGGTGACCCCGGAGCTGCTAGGCAACGAGTGTCGAGAACAGAAAGGGAGAAGTAAGATGGAAACCCCGGATGTCAAGAAGGCGATCGAAGAGGGCCTCAAGGGCCTCGAAGAGCGCGTGACCACGGCCATCGTGGCCAAGGTCGAAGAGCGTTCCAAGAAGGAGACCAAGGTCGTGATGGGTGCGACCGAGGAAGAGAAGATCGTGGATGGCGGGGGCTGGAAGCACCTCGGTCACTTCATGGTCGACGTCCGCGCTGCCCGCACTCGCCCGAGCGACATGCTCCAGCGCTACAACCTGGCCGTCCGCGCCATCTCTGGCCAGGGCGAACTGGTCGATGCCGATGGCGGGTTCCTGGCCCCGGCCAGTTACTCGAACACCATCATGTCCAAGTCGCTGGAAGGCAGCTTCCTGTCCCGCTGCATGTCCATCCCCTGCTCCGGGCCGATGGTCCGGGTTCCGGCAGTGGTGGACGACACCCGCAAGCCTGGCACCGTGATGTACGGCGGCGTCACCACCGCCTACGTCCCCGAGGGCGGGAAGTACCCGGACAGTGGCAAGGTCAACGTGGCCATGGTCGAGCTGAAGCCGGTGAAACTGGTCAGCAAGGTGGCCATCACCGAGGAGCTGCTTGAGGACAACGCCATCAGCGCCGAGGCGCTGGTCAGCCGCTGCGTCCCCGAGGCCATCCGTCTGGTCCGCGAGCAGAAGGTTCTGTTCGGCACCGGCGCTGGCGAGCCCCTGGGCGTCTTCGGTCTGTTCGACGGCACCCACACCCGCTGCGCGGTTCAGGTCACCCGCTCGGGCGCCAACGTGGTTGCCATCGCCGACGTGCTTGGCATGGCCGCTGCGCTCTACGGCCCGTCCGTCCCGAGCGCGATCTGGCTGTACAACCGGCCGAAGCTCTTCGTCAACCTCCGTCAGCTGGCCATCAGCAACTACGGCCAGGGCGCTCAGGTCCAGTCGTCCATGATCGAGAGCTTCGAGGGCATCCCGGCTCAGTCGTCCATCCACGCGGTCAACGACATGGGGACCGAGGGCGACATCATGCTGGCTGACTTCAGCCAGTACCTCCTGGCCACCAAGGGCGGCGTCCGTAGCAAGGTCAGCCT